ATAGCGTCAATGTCGTCAGAAGCAGAAGGTGCGTCTACGATGTTGTCCTTAAGGCGTTGGTCTGATGAGGTGTTGTAAGTAGTAGCGGAAGTGGTAACGTCAATCGAACCAACACCATTAGTACCTTGGCAATCAAAACGAACAGACTGACCATTATTTGTATTTCGTGCAATGATTAAAACTTCACCGCCTTCACGAGCAAATACTGCGCTGTCACCTCCACGAATACTATGACCTGTTCCGCCTGTGCCTACTGAGGTTCTACCAACCAGCAAGTTGCCGCTTCCGTCGATGCGCATGCGTTCTGTATCAACAGTAAAGAACTTCATGTTTGAGCCTAGCGACACTGCCTTAATGTCTAAGTCATCAGTGTCAGAAGCATTAAGCTCAATCTTACCTCGTGTTGTTCCGCTGTCTTGTAAATGAATATTTAGACCAGTATGGGCAGTGCCTGACA